TGACCATGCCGTACAGGTTAGAAACCGTCAGCGTGGGGCGCGTACTGGTGCCTTTGCCATTCAGTTCGAAACCACTCCCCTGAATGGGATATGCCTGATACTGTCGCCCCTGCCAGGTGACCGGCTCACCTTTTTCGTTCTGCTCATTACAGAAAAAATAACGTTCTCCACCAACCTCTGTCAGATCGATTTCCCAGAGCACCACGCTGGCAGACTGCTCCGCACGGGTGCATTCATTCAGTGTTTCCTGTCGGATATCCTGCATCAGTTCACCACCTGCTCAATCGTACAGCTGAAATCACTGTACCGGGCGTTATCCGTGACGCTCCACTCCCGACACACCACCCTCACCGTCCGGTTATGTTTCGGCGGTCGCCACAAAAAGGCACGGTAACCACCATGCCAGGATAAAAATTCATCCAGCCAGCGCCGGGTTGACTCATCCGTCACCCGGAACACCGCCTGAAACGTCTTCAGTTGAGGATTCAGTCCTGTGGGGCGGCGCTGTTCATAACCGTCACCAAACCGAACCCTCACCACCGACGGTTTCTCACTCACCTGCATCCCTTCACGCGGGACCAGATGCAGCGTTTTTATCTCAGCCACTCAGCATTCCTCCGTCACGTCGCATGGACAGCATCACCGCCTGCACCCGCTGGTCAATCAGCTGCACAAGACTGCCTGCCGCCTCCGGCCCTATCTGTCCGTTAGCCCCGTCATTCTGAATGGCGATGTGGTAGACCGGGGAATACACCAGACCGGCGCTGCCGTTCATACTGCCCACCGCGCGTACGCCCAGCGAGCCATCCGCCGCCCGGGTCAGGGGCATAATGGCTTCAGGTCCGGCTTCCCCCATCAGCCCGGCCCCTTTTGCAAACGCAAAGTACGTGGGCGTGTCCACAATGCTGTTGCTGTACGCACTCAGATTTGCCGATGTGTAAACACCACCTTTTGCGTTTGCCACTGCCCCCGAAATCCATCCGCCGACCGTACCAAGCCACCCTCCGGCACCGGAGAGTGATTTCAGTCCGTTAACAATGGCTGCATTCATCAGAATTTTTGAAACTTCCCGGAGAACTGAACTCCCCCAGTTCCTCCAGTCCACAACATTCCCGGCCAGTGCATCGGAAATATTTGATACCAGCCCGTCCATCGTGGAAACGACAGCATCTGCCGCCTGCGAAGCATAATCGGTGGCACTGTCTGCCCAGTTCGTCAGCCCCTCTTTGAGCCCGGCATTCCAGTTACTGCGTAAAGCATCAGCCTTTGCATAATAATCCTGCTGATCGCTGAGACGCTCTTCCAGATATTTTTTATTCAGCTCTTTCTCCTGTTTCCACAGGGCTTCTTCAATTTCTCCGGCCTGATACTGTCTCAGTAGCTCGTTATTTTTCTGCTCAAACTCCTGCCGGATGCTCCACATTTCCTGAAGTCGTTCACGCATCCGTGAGCCTTCACCATATCCCAGTAACTGAGCCTCATTTGATGCTCTGACACTGGCATTACTGTCCGCCAGACTGCTCTCATACGCAGCAAGCTGCTCACGAATCTTTTTCTGGTCGATAAGTGCTGCATTCTGCAAAAGCGTTTTTTTCTGCGCTTCTGACAGGGTTGATAATTCGCCCTGACTGACCTGATATTTCATCTTAGCCAGTTCAGTATTCTGCCCTGCCAGTGCTATCTGTTCTTTTTGCTGTTTAATCAGCCGTTTATAAATATCCTCTGTTTTTTCCGCTTCGGTCTTTTTATGCGCTTTGGGTTTATTTGCCTGGTTATTTCGCCATGCATCCAGTGAGTTATTTATATAATTCAGTCTTGCTGTCTGATACGCCTCTCCCACAAAGCCGAGATCATCCGCAGCATAACCCAGGCGGGCACGCTCACGAGCTTCCCCCTTCAGGCGGGACAGAGCCAGTTCGCGCTCGCTGTTATTCAGTGCGGTCTGCTGTTTATCATCCAGGGTTGCCTGTGGTAGCCGTAACGGTACATTCACCAGCCCCTGTCGCTGCTGAAGTAATTCATTACCGAGCCCGAGAAGGCGATTAAACTCGGTATGCTGCCCATTCATGATCAACAGGGACTGATACGCTTTGTTTTGTTCCGCTGCCTGTTGACGGATCAACGCCACCCGTCGCTCCTCCAGCCCGGCAAGCACATCCTGAATGGATTGCGCTTTGCCCTGCATTTGAGTGAGGCGAGACTGTTCAACTGCCAGTTGATTTGTTGCTTCTGCAAGCCCTTCTGTGACAGTTTTTACCGACGTCATGTGGTTAATCATAAAACCGTTATCGGTTGTCCAGCCCGGGTTTGCCAGCACATACTGATAGCCAGCAATTTTTTCCTGTAAGGATTTAATCTTACTTTTCTGCTCGTCAATTAACCTGTTTTGCTCCTTCAGTGCCTGTCGCGTCTTTTCCTCATTATCTGACGCTTCAGGAAGCGACATTGCCGACGTTTTCTGGCGAATTTCGTCGATTGTTGCGGCATACTGGCGTGCAGATTCTCTGGCCTGCTCCTGATTCTGATACATCGTGTACCAGGCCGCAGCCCCCAGCATGACGAGTCCCGGCACACCACCAACCAGCCCCAGCGCGCCACTTAATAAACGACTCCCCACTGACGTAACATTATTCAGCGTTGTCTGTGCCGCTGTTCTGGCCGCAATATTACGGGTAAGTGACACCTGGGCAGCTGTCAGCTTCGCTTCTGCTGCGGCCTGCCTTTCGGTACCGCGAGCAGCAACAACCGCCTGTTGCGCACGATAAACCGCCGCACGCGCCCTGGCGGTTGCTATCTGTGTCCCCCGAAGTTGCACTTCAGCAAGAGCCACTTCGTTTCTGGCTGCAGTAATTAATCCGGCAGTTGCAGATCCAGCAGACGACGCCATATTGCCAAAATATCGGGCTACCCCGACGGCAACCAGAGCACCGGCAGCGGTTGCCACGGTGTCAATATTGCCTGCAATACCATTCAGCACACCGGAGAGCGTCTTCGTCACTCCGCTTGCCTCGTTCGCACCACCAACCCAGGCCATAAAGGCGTTTTCAACTTTGGTTGCAGAGGATGAAACCGTATCAGGCATTGCCGCATATTCATCACGTAATGCCCCAAGCTGACTAATCAGTGCAGGAACAACCTTATCGGCGGTCAACTTTCCGTTATCCGCCATGGCCTTCAGATCCTTACGGGCAACTCCCATTCCCGCAGCCAGAGCACGAATAACACGATCGCCGTTCTCATTCACCGAGTTAAACTCTTCACCGCGCAGCACTCCCTGCGCCAGAGCCTGACTGAACTGCGTGATCACCGAACTGGCTTCTGCTGTACTGGCACCGGATAATTTCAGGCCCGTGGAGATCGCCTCGGTGACTTTCAGTACCTCCTCAGAACTGTAACCATACTCCCGCATGGAAGCTGCAGAGCGGGCAAAAAGGCTGGCGTTATCAGAAAAAGCCGTCCCCGTTCTCTGGCTGATCGCCATTAATTCACGCTGTGATGACTGAAAATCATCACTGGACTGTGAGGCCTGCTTCAGACGGGCATTTACTGAATTCCACTCATCGGCGAGAGAAATAAGATGACCGGTAGCAAAAGCCCCGGCAAATGCCCCCGCCATGTTCAGTGCCGAAGATTTAGCTGTATTTATCTGATCCGTCACTTCTGCCAGTGCACGCCGCATTTCACGGGATGCAGCAGCGGACTGTCGGCCTCCGTTCTGCATGGTACGGTAGTAATCCTGCCCCATACGCGAAGCCCGGGAGATCTCTGACTGGAATGACCGGGAATTTGCCGAGATTTTAATAATCAGTTCACGTAATGTCGCCACACTCATTCTCCGGACGAAAAAAAACCGCCGAAGCGGTTATGTTGACTCACTGAGACACTATTAAAAGCGCGTTTTCCAGTCCGGCAAATGGATCTGAGACGCCTTCTGTCTGCTCCTGCTCCCACTGAAGAAGCGCATCATTCAGTGGCACTTTGACCCCCTGCGCACCGTAAACAGCTGAAACAATCTGGGCAGCCCGGATATCAGCCCGCTCGTCACCCAGCGGGCTGAACCTGTCAAATTCTGCCCACATCATGATTTCTGATGCGGACATTTCCCGGCGTAACTCTGACAATGTGCGCCCCATCCTGAGCGCCAGCATCATCAGAAAACGCATCCCCGGAAGCGCTACTTTTTTTTAACCTCGCCGGCATCACTGATCAGTTCCAGAGACTGCCGAAGAAGCCGCGCATGCACCGGGCCATACACGGCAATCACCTGTTCACGATCATCCTCTGAAAATACGGGTTGCAGTCCGGTATCACACAGAACATCAATGAACAGTTCAACATCTGCCTCCAGATTTCGGCGGGCGCGCTCCGCAACGGATAACGGTGTCTCATCATCTTTTGCTTTAACGATCTCCTGCCAGCGCAACCAGGCTTCTGCAGAAGGTTCCCGTAACACAACCGTTGCTCCCTCCCATTCAGGCACATCAACGGTTTTATGGCGAAACCCCGACATCGTTGCCAGTGCCAGATTACGGATATTTTTAGTCATCACATCCATCCTCATTAACTGACGGTTACAGTGCAGGAAGTAGAGGTCACTTTGTTAACCGGGCTTGCTGAATCAGAAATCTCGCAGGTATATGCACCCGCATCACCGGATACTGCCGATGCCTTACTGAACGTTGCCGCCGTCTGTCCGGAAACAGGAGAACCACCTTTCTTCCAGACATAAGAATAAGGCGGCATACCACCCGCAGCCTCAACCGCCATTTCAAGTTTCGCTCCGGAAGCAACCCGCAGCGTGCTTTTTAAATTGGCCTTCACTTTCAGCGGCTCTGTCGTCAGCACAGGTTTACCTTTCAGACGCAGGGAAAACGTTGCAGCCACAACACCATTGGTTCCTGCAGACCAGGTATGCTGACGCACCTCTGCCATAAAGGTAAATCCGTTGCCTGACGGAAAAATAACTTTAAAGCCATACGTGGTGTCATTGTCATAGGCACTGCGCAACGCGTTCTGGGCAGCATTCAGATAAAAGTTGCCTGACATGGAAATCTCTGAAGCAGCCCCAAGGCCGTTAATATTTTCCTGCTCAACAGAACACAGCGTGGTGACATCAATATCCTGCTTTTGTCCTGCGGTAAACTGCACCTCTTTGATTGTACAGCTCAGGCCAAGATAGCTGGCAGAATCCAGGGTTTCTGCTGTTACCGGTGCAGACGAAATCATAATTTTCGTCAGTTGCGAACGCTCAAAATTAGAGGACATACTCGTCTCCTGAAAATAAAAAAACCCGCCAGCGGCGGGTGGGTAAATCATTAACGACCTCAGGCTATTACCTGAAATTCAAGCGTGGCTCTGCTCAGACGGGAGTCAGGATCATACCCCTGCGTTTTAGAAATAACGGAGGGTGCCAGTTTTCTTACCGCATCAAGCGCCTGCTCACGAATATTATCTGCGTCATCAGGTACTGTCGCCCAGACATCGATCTGCACGGTAATTCTGGATTCAGCCTGCCCATCAAGCACATCAGATGCCGTGTCAGACACCACAGAAAACACCAGCCACGGCGGAGATACCGCAGGCTTTCCCTCCGTCAGCGGGACCACATAAGGATAAACCTGTCCTCCGGCCAGCTGAGACAACAGGGAATACAGTGTGCCCTCCCTCATTTACTTAAGACCTCATCAATAGCCTGATTCATTCGCTGTATGGCAACCTGCGCCGCCAGCTCCTCTGTCGTATCGAAAGCCGGACGAATGAATGGATGCGCGGGCATGTTTATCGTTCCCAGCTCCACAAAGCGCCAGTAAAATGCATTTCGGGGATCGCTGGCTTTCATGCTGTTATCACTGTTTCCGGTTCGCAGGTTCCGTCCGCGAATGTGGACACCCGAGATAATTTCCCCCCGACGCTTTGAACGCTGAGTGAGAACAACCACATTTTTCTTCAGTTTCCCGGTTCGCTCCGGCGCACGTTCAACAACTGCATCCCGCATAACTTCAGCACCGGCACGGGTGGCATCGCGCAGAACCTTATTGTTTTCTGCCCTGCTGAGCGCCTCCAAATCCCGTGCAATATCCGCCAGGCCGGAAAAATCAAGACTGAAATCCATCACACATTTCCCTTCAGGCTGCAGAGCATTTCAAGCCGGGTAGCGCGTGCATCCGGTATTGGTGGACCTTCTATACCCAGAATCGCGCCTTTGAATGCACCGGTCAGCACTTTCAGACGTGAAGTCGCTGTCACATCGCGCCGGAATCTCATCCAGACTCTGACCGTAGCCTGAGCGGTTTCTGCTCCGCCTGAGATTATCTCCCTCCCGCTGATACCCTTAACTTCTGCCCATACGGTAGCTCCCTCCGTCACCGTCTCCACCGGATGCCCTGACGGAGAGCGGGCGGTGGTGACATTCAGAATAATTACGCGATCACGTAATCTGCCCGCCTGCATGTCTCCTCCTACAAAGGAATAAAACGATAAGGCTCCAGAAGAGAAGAAAAACCAAACGGGACTGGTGCCTTGCTGACATCTGAGGAATTTTCCCGGTTTTCGTACCAGTGCCCGACCAGCAACATGAGCGCCAGCAAAACATCATCAGCTATAAGCACCCCTTCAGGATCACCTTCCGGCACCGTCTCCTCATAAAGCTTACGGTTGATAAAATTTTCTGCCTTGCGGCAGGCAGCCCGGAAATACAGCATCAGTAACTCATCATCAGTTGCATCATCTGTATCAATACGGCACTGCGCCCTGAGTTTTTCCACTATTGCTGCCATCAGAAACTCCTGCCCGCAACACTGTGCGGGCATAAAAAAACCGCGTCGGCGCGGTCTGTAACTGAACAACGAGTGGTTATTTGCCAGTGAGCGCCTTGATGGCTGCCACATCTTCCAGCACACAGTCAAAACGATGGAAAGCCAGAAATGCCACCTGATCAAACTCAGCATAACGCTCAACCAGACGTTTCAGTTCCATATAAGTAACGCGGCGAATGATAAAGCGGTTGAAATCCCCCAGGAAAATGAATTTTTTTCCGGTACCAATCCCGTCAATAGCCTGATCAATAACATAAGGGATCCCCAGCACAGTAGCCGGCGTACCGCCTGCAATATCCGGCAGCCATAACGGGCGTTTCTGTCCATCCTCCATCTCTTCAATAGTCTGCAATGTGGCATCATTGAATGCCCAGCGGTATTTCGGCCCACCACGATATGCCGGATCAATGGCATGTTTCAGGGCATTCATTTCTTTCCAGGTGAAAGCGGCAGAGGCTGCAGTCTGGATGGTTCCCGTCACCGACGCTGCCAGCCCTTTTGGCTGTAACGGTGATCCCGTTCCGGTCCCCTGAACCAGATATTTTGCCTCTCCACGACCAATACGCTGGGCAATACGGTTTGCCAGATAAGATTCAATATCCACCCCACTGTCCTGGAGCAGCTCATTGGACACACGAATTATTTTTGATGACAGCTTTTTAGCCCCCAGAATAGCGGTCCCGAACGTCACATCCTGTTCCGTTGCGGCTGTATTTTCCGCCAGCAGTTCGCCCTCTTCAGTCGTGCCATCAGACGTTGACCAGGTGATATCCTGCCCGGTTGATGTGGTCAGAAGTTGCGCCACACTGGCAATCCCGCCATAAGCCTTCATGGTGTCAATGATTTTGTTACGCATCTGCGTGGGCACCGTATATCCGCCCTGAGAATCCGTTGTTACACTCTGAGCCCGCAGTTCACGCATCAGATTACGCTCTTCAGCATTCAGTTCTGCAAATCCGGCACGCAGAAAACGGTTAAATGCCGCAGCGCGCTTCTCTTCCACCGCCTTTTTCCCGTTCTCCGCCTCATTATTCTGGCGCTCTTCCGGCCCGGACTCATCCACATATGCCTGATCCTGACGGCGCAACTCTTCTTCACGGGCGATTTGCTCATCCAGCGCATCCAGCTCAGCTTTCGCCCTGTTCCACTCTGCCCGTTGCTCATCAGTCCATGCGTTATCACCAATTTTTTCATGCAGTGCACGCATATCCTTTGCAATGGTGTTTCGTTTTTGCTTCATCTCATGAAGTTTCATCGTCAGTAGTATCCTTATGCATTAAGAAGGGTCAAAAGACGCTCACGCGCCATTCGTTCGTTAACAGCTTTCTTCAGCGCACCACTCGCCCGCGCTTCCTGCCAGGCTTTCATTGAGCGGACACCAGAGTCTGCGTCCTGATAGGCCGGATATGTCACCGGGCTGACGTCATACAGACGAGAAATGCGCGTGATTTCCCGGATAACAATCCCCTCGTCGTCTTCATACCAGCTCTCTCCGTCACGGGCGACACGAAACGCGAACGAGGACTGATTAATGTCACCACGCAACATTGGAGACAGCACCAGGTCACAAATAGTCGGAGTATCCGGTGCAACAATGTCATAACGTAAACCGCGTTCATCCACCGACAATGACAACGTGCCGGCAGAACTTCGTCCGAGAATGAAATTAGGATCATGATTAAACAAGCCACGTACATCATCATTCAGTACATCATCAAAAGCCCCCGGCTTGATGATTTCACGAAATCCCCACAGAGGTTCTGAACGACTGTTAAATACCGAGCCATAGCCCAGAATGTGGGTCGGGGCATTATCATATTGTTCCGCCCGCACCTCCCCGCTGTAACAGCGCGTTTCACGGTCATTCATCGTTCTTTTCCTCTTTGCCTTTCGTATCTTTAAAGTTATTCAACGGATTTGCTGCATTTACGCTGACCAGCATTTCATCCAGACCGTCAACCGGGTTCATATCCTCAAATGCCCTGGCTTCATTCCGGCTCATCCAGCCATCTGTAATGGCAAAGTGATAGAACTGCGCACGCTCCTGTGGGGTCCCACGGAGCAACCCCGTGAGGTTGAAGCGAACGTAATACCCGGCAGCCCGTTCTGTACGGGTAAACAGGCGACGGTTAAGCTCCTGCTCCCAGTTCGCAACCCAGGGCATCATCGTGTAGCGAACAAACTGAATCGCCTGCTGCGTAATATTCGAAAATGTGGCTTTTTCCAGGTCATTAATCATGTGCGCCGGGACATTAAAAATCCCGGCAATCATCGACCGGTTCAGCTTGGTCATATCAATGATCTGAGCATCCACCGGAGAAACTGTCAGAGCGCGGTAATCCAGTTGCGCAGGCAGCAACATGGTTTTATTTTCCTGGCTGCGAAGCGCTGTCACCGCCCGCTGCCACATATTCTTGAGCCTGCTCCAACTCTGTTCGTTCAGTTCATTTTTCACAGAAATAATCCCGGCAGGACGGGCATTACCGTTAAAAAAAGCACTGGTATACTGCTGACCACTCATTCCCATACCAATGGTTTCAGCATGCTGCATGATCGGACTCAGTCCCATTTTCTGATTGTTTCCCAGCGCCCTGATATGGATCATGTCGTCCGGACTTACCGCAAATGCACCCTCTTCGTTATACACACCGTAGGTATGACGCCCTCCGGTGTTAAGTAACGTGGTTTCCCATGGCATACAGCATTCAAGACTGGTAACCTCGCCACGACGATTACGTTTCACCCACGTATAACCATTGCCCCACCCCAGCACATGACGCTGCTTCAGTTCCCGCCACTTATAGCTGGTCTGCCAGGCATTCGGTTCATCATGAACGAGCCAGAACAACGGGTGATCGCGTGCCGGCTGAACATGCTCATTCGTTTTTCGCATCACATGCAGGGGCATCTGAGCCACACTGGATGAAATAACATAAATACAGGCATAGACAGCAGCCAGCCTCATGGACGTTTCCGGACTGACATACACATCCCGGGCAAAAATATTATCCGTCTCAGCGGCCTCTCCGGTTACCGGAACCGAGGGATTTTCCAGAGGCTCACTGCGAAACAGAGCATCAAGAAGCATGTTTTCTCCTCATGGACACCACCAGTGCATAAAGCAGCAACAAACAGCCAGACAGCATCAGAGACGCTGGCAGACCTGCATACAGATAAACGCCAGCAGTGAGCAGACCGAAACCGATCAGCCCGGTCATATCAGTAATAAGCTGTTTCACAGAATTAACAGGTCCTCATCAGGATCAAGCGTGGACAGAAAGTCATTCACGCCCCCGCCATTTACCAGAAAGCGGCTCATGGCTGTAAAAAGCGCAACAGGGCCGTCGATTTTGGCTTCCGGCGTGGATTTATTCGGGAAGATGTTGTCGTTTTTGTCCGGTTTTACAGTAACGTTAGACATCATCCAGTTCATGACCGGATGATTGCTGTGATGGAAACGCCCGGCATAAACCAGTGATTCCGTTTCCTTCATGGCCTCTGACAGATTGCGGACCGTCTGCGGAACCTCCACCAGCGGTATCCCTTCTTCAGCCAGTGCCAGGCTGAACTGCATTGCGCTCCACGGGTCAAATCCCAGTTCCCTGAGGTTTTCACCGCCAATCCATTCCAGTAAGTCACTTTTTATCTGAGCATGATCGATAACATCACCATCCGTCAGGATGAGCTTATCCATCTCCGCCCACTTCCGGTAAAGTTCTGCCTGCTGCCGCGAGCATCGCTCCAGCCGTCCTTCCGGAAGCCAGAATTTAAAATCAGCATGAACATGTCCGTTATCGGTTCGCCAGAGTTTTGCCGCCGCACAGATATCAATCTTATGAGCAAGGTCTACGCCGACCCACATGGGATATGTTTTCAGCTCATGTTGTGGAGCAATGTATTCGCACTTCTCCCACTTAATCATATCCATCCAGGCAGATTCGGCAGTGACCCACACATTCATGTGTTTGGTAAAAAAATTCACCCGCGCAGAGACCTGCTCCTTCGCTTTTTTCGCCAGACGACGCAGATCATCCCAGCGTTTACAGATGCCCAGGCCAGGATTCGCTTTCTGCCAGACCGTTTCATCAAACGGATCATCTCCCTCATCAAGCGTGTAAATGATCGCAAAGTAAGAGTCGTCTTTTACAGCGCCCTCCACGTCGCTGTTATAGCCTCGCAATACCTTGATGGCGTAATCACGCTGCTCGTAACAAATCCCTTCCTTGTTAAAGCCAGCCGTGGTGATACCAAATAACAGGGACTGCAGACGGGCACCGGTTGCCGTTTCCAGAACGTCCCACACGTCGCGGGTTTTATGTGCATGCAGCTCATCAATAATGGCGCAGTGGATGTTCAGACCGTCCAGGTTGTTTGCATCCGAGGAAAGCGGTTCAAATTTTGATGCGCTCTGCTCCTGGTAAATCGCCAGCTTGTTGAAATCAAACAACCGCCCGAGTGTCGACCGGGCTTTTCTGACCATATTTTTGGCGTCTTCAAACACGATTCTGGCCTGGTCACGCGTGGTTGCGGCTGAATACACCTCAGCTCCGCCTTCACTATCTGCCCCCGTCATATACAGGCCGATACCCGATGACAGTGTTGATTTTGCGTTTTTACGGGCGACTTCGTTGTACGCCGTCCGGAACCGGCGCACCATCACCGGACGTCCGCTGCCATCGCTGCGCATGACAACTTCCCCGGTTTCTTCATTGACCAGCGGAATGACAAAACCAAAAATATTAATGAGGATAAATACATGCCAGTCCATCAACTCAATGGGCTGGCCTGCCAGTGCCCCTTTTACATGAGGCACAAATTTGTAGAAATTCAGGATGTGCTGCGCACGGGGTTCACTGAAATAAATCCCCCGCTTTTCGCCGTACTTCAGATCATCAAGAAAACGCTGGCAGGCCAGGCGGACAAATTCGCCAGCAACAATTTCTCCTGCAACAACACGTTCGGCGTAGCGGATCCCGTCAGCCACTTTTGCCATCAGTCTCTCGCTTTTAAAAGCTCTGCCAGCGGATCAACATTATCCGGTCCGGCGGTATTTACTTTTGCCCGGCTTGCCGGTGACATACCAAATTCTGCAAGCATCGCCCGGATCCGCTTCCAGGCATCCGCTTTCATCGCAGCAGCTGGGTGTGCCTTAATCAGCACATCACCGTTCTGCGTTTCCGAGCGGTAGGTGTACCCCTCAACATCGAGTGTTTCGCAGTGATGCCGGTATTCGGTATAGGCTTCCACCAGTAGCTCAAGCGCACGCGCATCAAGCTGAGAAATGATCCCTTCCGCATTCAGCTCTTCCGCCATTCGCCTGAACCAGTACTTCCCCTGCGCCCCTAAATGTTGCGGAATTTTAGGGAGACCTTTTTCATCCTTTTTAGCGGTTTTTTTGAGGTCTTTAACTGGCCGCTTTGAGGGGTTGCCTCGTATCAAATGCAGGCGTGGCGGGGTTTTCGGGGGTCCAGACATAATCGGTTTTACCTATCAATCATTTAATCACATTCCAAAAAAAAGTTTTCGAACCTGCGGCGATGCGAGGAAAGGTCAGGCGGCGGTACTGAGCAGCCTGGGTTGCAGAGATTTGATCCCCCCCCTCCCCCTTGAAGATGGCGGCAAAAAGCAGATACTGGCCACCCATCAGGATGCTCAGCATGGTGTATTCAGTTAATCTCAATAAATAAAAGATGGAGTCTAAGAAATGGATAAAACCAGAAAATATGACAGAGCCTTACAACTTGAAATCCTCAATGCCCTTATAGATTGCGCGCCTAACTCTTTAAACAAGGCACAGGAGCGAGACCTCATTGAGAAGTTTGACAGTTACGATCACTTTGTGGCGTGCATGTTATACCTTGAAATGCATGGTCTCGTTTCCACCCCCTTCATACGCAGTGACACCATGGCTGGCGTTGAGTTTATCTTCTGTGCCCCTAACTGCTACATTACAGAAAAAGGAATTGATTTTCTTCTCGATGATGGCGGCTTAAGTGCGATCCTTAAAGTTCAGACCTTTCGGTTACACAGTGACACGATTGTTGCCCTTGAGGATATAATCCGTGTCGCAAATATATCTGAAGATCAGAAGAAGGGATTGATTTCAAAACTCCGAGAGCTTCCGGGAGACGCCATAAAACATTTGACCCTACAGTTACTGACTCAGGGGGTTCTGAATCTGCCGAACGCACTTCGACTAATTCAAACAACCCTCCAGTAGGGCTAAACTCATCTGAGGGGCGAATTAACTCAAATTTGCCCCATCCCAGTTTTTCACTTAAAACAACCCAAAATCCCTCCCGGGTATCTGCATGAATATAGAAACTATTTTTATGCATTACAGCAGTGAATATTATCATCGAATACGTTCCCTTGCTGTCTTCTCTCTGTGGCATTCCCTGCATAACGACTCAAGATTGGAGTCATCATCGGTGCCGCCATGAGCTTTTGGAATCATGTGGTCTACAGTCCTGGCCTCAACGGCTCGTCCATTGCGCAGACAGTTCTTACACAGATGGTTATCACGCTTCAGTATACGCGCACGTATAACATCCCATTTCGAGCCATAGCCACGCTGGTGGCGACTCAGTCCGCGTTGATGCTGTACCCATCCTTCACCACGATGTTTATCGCAGTAACCAGAACTGTCTGTGGTTGTACCTGCGCATCCACGCTTACGGCAGGCACGTGGGATTCGTGATGGCATAAATACCTCATACCCTGCGAAATGTTTACCACGATAAAAAGGCTACTTAATGCACTGAGTGCGGATATACTCCTGTGCCCCTTCCAGTTGCATCTGCATCGTCATCAGCCGCTCTCTGAGGGTGAAATAATCCCGTTCAGCGGTGTCTGCCAGTCGGGGGCTGGTTGCATTATCCACGCCGGAGGCGGTGGTGGCTTCACGCACTGACTGACAGACTGCTTTGATGTGCAACCGACGACGACCAGCGGCAACGTCAGCGCGAAGAGTTTCATTTTCAGCCTTCGCATCAGCTAACTCCTTCAGGTATTTTGCATCGAGTGCAGCAACATCACGCTGGCGTATCTGCATGTCAGTAATGATTGCGGTCGCCTGGTTGAGTTTTTCCATCACATTATCGCGTTGCGCTTTGTAGGTAATGGCATTATCACGGTAATGATTGACCGCCCACGACAGGCAGACGATGATGCAGATAACCAGAGCATAAATAATCGCGGCGACTCTGCTCACTGATCTATCCCCCAACAGGCTAATGCGCTTTCCTGGTCACGACGAATAACCTGTCCATAGCAGTTATTTGAACGTATGCGGCAATCGCGCCCACCATCTTTTATCCACCAGCGAATCGCCTCGCATGCGCCCTTACGATCACCGGCATTCAGCCGCTTATAAAACGTCGACGGAAAACACTTACCGGGGCCAATGTTATAGGGACAGAATGACGCGATACCCGCTTTTTGTGGTTCGGTCATTGGTACTTTAATATTGCGCTCTACCCATGCCAGCGCCTTATCACGTTCAATAGCGTTAACCTGGTCGCATTTTTCCTTCGACAGTTTCATACCGGGAAAAACGGGTTTTCCATCCACCATCGTGGCACCCCGACAGATGGTCCAGATGCCGGAACCATCGCGGTATGCCGTTGTGTGGTTACCTTCTTTTTCATCCAGAAACTGGTCGAGAATGTCAGGCGCAGGCGCACCTGCGGCAATCAGCGCCAGAACGGCAGCCGACAGGCCGTATCTGATTTTTGCGTTCATGGATATTTATCAGGATTTATCGGTTCCGAATACCTGGATATGTTAAGTCTTCAGCCCAGCGGTGGAGTCTTCAGAGAACCAGTAATTCTTCCCGGTAGCTTTCCTTTGTAGGTTATCCACACATTCTGCGCCTCTAAAATTACGGGGCGCTTTTCCGGCGACTGCTCACCCCCTTCACATAACCCGGCAGCAACATCCAGGAAGACCTGTCTGATGCTCCTTCTGGCTGCTGCCTCATAAAACTCCAGCGCGGCACCTTCAACACGGTCCAGCGAGATGTCCAGGTCAAAAATTTCACCGTCAAAGCGTTTTTTGTCCCGTAACGCTAAAGTTACCGTAACTTTATTCTCAAAATTGCGGATCCCTTTCACAATCAGTTCATAGTTTTGAGTCATTGAATTACTCTCCCCGTGCAGCCTTACGCTTGTCTTCTCTGATTTTGAAGTACAGATTTGTCAGATAAGTCAGGAAGCCCAGAACCAGACTCCCCAGTACACCAATCGCAGCCCACTGTGACGGACTGACCTGATCAAGCCACTGTAAAAACCAGTAGCCAGCACTGCCTGCGGAGGTGCCGTAGGCAATGCCCGTTGAAATTTTGTCCATGGATTTCATAGCCTCACCTCCGCAGCGAACGGATGGCGTAGTTATAAGGGGAGCGAAAAAGAAAGAATGCGCGATTGCGCAATATGGTAACGTCAGGGTATTATCCACTGGCTGAATAGATCACTTCACGTTTTTTGTTCCTTGCCGCCCGTATCCATATGCGGGCTTTTTTTTGCATGTAAAAAGGCCCCAACACATGTGCGTGGGGCCTGAGAGTATACATGGTTTCAGTCAACTGCATGGTGCCGGGTGCCTCCCGGTGAATTCAGTACCAGCACCTGAATCCGCGATTATCCCATATACCTACTCGCTGATTGCCCATCCGCACAGGGGGATTCACCATGCCAGTTTCTTTTAACAAACTCCCCGCAAAACAGACAACTGTCAACCGTCTGAATTGTGAGACATTTAAAAAAAAGGCCCGCAAAAGCGAGCCGGGAAAAATAAGTCTGGCGCGTTGTACTGGATTCGAACCAGTGACCGATTGCTTAGAAGGCAATTGCTCTGTCCGGTTGAGCTAACAACGCAGGGTACAGATAATGGACCGCCATCGAGGACTCGAACCCCGCGCAACCAGCTTCGAAGGCTGGTGCTCTATCCTGATGAGCTAATGGCGGTATGTGATGGTGGCCCTTGCTGGATTTGAACCAGCGACCTGGCGATTATGAGTCGCTCGCTCTCACCACTGAGCTAAAGGGCCGGGAGCCGCATAATAACGACGCGTAATTAATTCTTCAATATCATCCGTTCTGGCTGACTAAATCCTGTACTTCCCGAACCGTCTGCTCAAAACGTTCAGTCTCCAGCTCAACGCCAATTGCACGACGCCCGAGCGCCAGTGCCGCTTTCACTGTCGAACCCGACCCCATGAAAAAATCTGCAATCAGGTCACCCGGACGACTGCTAGCGCTGATTATCTGCTGCAGCATTTCTGCCGGTTTTTCGCACGGATGTTTCCCGGGATAGAACTGCACCGGTTTATGCGTCCAGACATCGGTATACGGCACCTGCGCCGTCACGCCAAAATACCGCCGCAGTCGGCATTCACAACCACCAGCGCATTTAACGTTCAGGCACAAAAAAACCCGCTCATCGGCGGGTTTAAGCTGTGTGACGAAGTAACTACTCTTAACAGCATAACCAATTTTTTACGTACGTAAACTACTAAATGATATTTGTGAGAATGCCACCGAGTGTTCAAAACACCACCACAAATACATAAGAAAATTTCAACAAATAACCAATTAATAATTTCAGATGTTATTTTTAGTTTGTTTAAATTAAGCTAAAGAATTATAGACTGCTTATAAATAAGTTCCATTAATATAAATTAGCTAATAGATTTATTTTTGTTCAAACAAGAGCCATAAATAGGATTAGATAGAAAAGGTTCAGATAAAAATAGAGATCTACTTCACAAATTAAATGAGAAACTAAAACTTACATCTTGAAATAATCACATTGATTAGATGAATATTTATCGCGCAGTGACATCATTTTTTAATAATAGTTCAAAAAAAGGGTGTACAATGAAAAAATTAACAGTGGCAATTTCTGCTGTAGCTGCATCAGTACTGATGGCGATGTCTGCTCAGGCAGCTGAAATTTATAATAAAGACAGTAACAAGCTGGATCTATACGGGAAAGTTAATGCCAAGCACTACTTCTCCTCTAATGATGCAGATGATGGTGATACTACTTATGCCCGTCTTGGCTTCAAAGGTGAAACCCAAATCAACGATCAACTGACTGGTTTCGGTCAGTGGGAATATGAATTCAAAGGCAACCGCGCTGAATCTCAAGGTTCTTCCAAAGACAAAACCCGTCTTGCATTTGCAGGCCTGAAATTTGGTGATTACGGCTCAATCGATTACGGCCGTAACTACGGTGTAGCATACGACATCGGTGCGTGGACTGACGTTCTGCCAGAATTCGGTGGTGATACCTGGACCCAAACAGATGTGTTCATGACTGGTCGCACTACTGGTGTTGCAACTTATCGTAACAACGACTTCTTTGGTCTGGTCGATGGCCTGAACTTTGCTGCTCAGTATCAGGGTAAAAATGACCGCACTGACGTAACTGAAGCCAATGGTGATGGTTTCGGTTTCTCCACTACTTATGAGTATGAAGGATTCGGCGTGGGTGCAACCTATGCTAAATCAGATCGCACTGACGGTCAGGTCGCCTATGGTAAGAGCAAATTCAATGCCTCCGGCAAAAATGCGGAAGTATGGGCTGCAGGCCTGAAATATGATGCGAACAATATCTATCTGGCTACCACATATTCTGAAACTCAGAATATGACCGTTTTTGGTAATAACCATATTGCAAACAAAGCACAAAACTTTGAAGCAGTAGCACAATATCAGTTTGACTTCGGTCTGCGCCCATCTGTTGCTTACCTTCAGTCAAAAGGTAAAGACCTTGGTGTTCATGGTGACCGAGACTTAGTCAAGTATGTCGATGTCGGTGCTACTTACTACTTTAATAAAAACATGTCCACTTTTGTTGATTACAAAATCAACTTAATTGACGATAGTAAGTTTACCAAAACAGCTGATATTGATACCGACGACATCGTCGCTGTAGGTCTGGTTTACCAGTTCTAATCTGATTACGAAAAAGATATGTTGCGGGAGGCGTTGCCTCCCCAACATATAAGTGGCTCCCTCAAGCCACTTCCTTTAGAAGCACAACCTTGCTTCTAACTATATAAACCTTCTGTTATATATTACCCTTTATTTTTGGGGGCGTCTCAACGCCCCATTTTTAATAATTTTTAGTAAACAATTGGCATATTAATTAGAGTTATTAACAACGATATCCATCTCTAACTGGATATCTAATGCCATTAACATCCCTTCAATTATGCCCTCAGCCTTCTGTAACCTTTTCCCGATATAACCATCAGAGCAGCAATGCTTACCTGCCAGTGACATGAATGTCATACCGACTACATAATAATCTACTAATAAATCGTGCAAATCGCTGTTGTTCTTTTTCAGACGGGCCATGCACCCGCAAATGATCATAGCGTCATCGTCACAACATTGCGGGCGAGATTTTACTTTTGAAGTAATTAATCCCTTAAAACCGGCGGCAATGGACGACCAGGTCACATCTTCATGATTATTAGCCGCCCACGCTCCCCAACGCTCAAGAACCATCTGAATATCACGCATCAACTTACTCCACAAAAATCAGACCAGAACGCCAATTACAAGCAAAAATCAACAAAACAGTATTAGTTGATTGTTATCTCTGACTTCATACTCCTGCTCCTGTCAGGGTTTTGGCGTAATTCTTCAGTATTCGGTAATCGGTCAAAACAGAACCGGGGAAACGATATAAGCGCAGATGCCCCCAGCGGTGGCGAAGAAGTTCTGCCATATAAAACTCAAACATCATTCATTCCCCATTTCGGTGATGGTCAGTTCCAGCCTCCCACCTTTGGTAACAGGCATCTTCACAACGCGGTAATCAACGACCTGAGCATCATCCAGCCAGAAACCTGCTTTGGTGAGTGCGTCAAAAGAGGCTTTTTGTAGATTATCCAGGTCACGGCGACGGCGATCCGGCATGTGGCACTCAATGCGGATTTTCACAGGCATAGCCAGACCGATATCCAGCATTGAGCCTTTAATGATTCGGGCGACGTTATCGCGGTATGCCTGCCCTTCTGCGCTGATGTGCGTGCGCCCTCGATTATGGCGGTAGTAGCGGTTATTGCTCGGCGGCCAGGGTAGTGTGATGTGGTAAGTATTCACGCCTTAATTACCCCCTCTTTCAGCCAGATAACCTGCGTTCTCGCCATACCTTCCAGCGCGCATTCTTTTGCATATCCAGCGTCAACAAAATGCGTGCGGCGGTCGATTTCGTCGTGGCAGGCAGAACATGCAATGGTGGCAATCAGGTCTGGCGGTTTCGTACCGGTGCCGCACAATCCAGTCAGCCGGATATGTGCCAGTACAGACGTTTCAGGGTTGCCATTACATACGCCAGGGATTCTTACCTGGCATTCCCGACCACGCGCTGCTTTTCTCAAATCAGCCATGATTCCTCCTTGCTGCCAGTCGCAACCATTTTTTATCAACCAGGCTAGCGGTATATCCGAGCAGTGTTGGTATTTCGGATGGCTTCAGCTCAGGTTTACGCTTACGACGATTTGGTACTTTGTAGATGTGTCCGTTCATGACACGAATAAGCGGTGTAGCCATTACGCCTCCTGCTTGTCGCGCAGCAGCTGGAACTCGCAGCTCTGCGGAATAGTCAGGTGGCAGCCAATATTCATCGCCCAGGCTTCAACCTTACACAGGAAGACATACATCTCTCCGGTATCAAGATCGGAGGTATGGCGTAACGACTGGATAGTAGTGATTTCGCCGGTTACGACATCAACCAGGTCCTTGGTTTCATAACCGAGGTATGTGTGTTTGAGAGCATCTTTTACCCATGCTGCGGTAGCGAACGATTTCCCCCTGCTGATGAGGTATTCACTGATTTCGCTGTACCACATGTGGCTGAGTGCATTCTGGGAAAGACTGCGTCTCTCTCGCCACGGTTTAAGCACCATGCGAAAGCATTTGCCGTCTTCCAGATAAGGCTGGATCTGCTGACCGATAGCGGTGAAGTTACCGCGATGCAATTTGATGCCATCTTGTGGGAGGTTCACGCTTCACCTCCACAGAGGTCAAACGCTAGATGCAAAGAATTGCAGGTGCATTTCTGCATCTGTGAAAGGAGAAGATAGTTTGGATTGTATGTGCGCATAAACGTCCCCGTTTAGCGCAGAAGTCACCGGAGTTGTTCAGGCTCCGATTACTTAATTATGGCAAGTTGATTATCGCAAATCAAAGGTTTTAATTGTGCTTTATTCTTTCAAGCGTTTCCTTCATACCAAAGCCTATAAAGTTTTTCTTCTTCGTTTGGGTTAATAGGCTCACCATGTTTTAATTTTTCAGTGTACAAAATTGTTGAACAAATCGCGGAAGTTAATCCAGTGATCGCCATCTGCTGCAGATCGGATTTTTGTGTCCCCCCCAACAGACGATCTCCCATCCATGTAATAATTGTATCCATGCTTCAGCCCTTCTTAGTAAATAGTGTGTAGGGCGACTGAAGGACCGAGTTTATGCTTTTTCGCATTGCTTTCAGTTAGTAGACCGGTATCGCACCGGAAACAATCCTACGGCAAATTGGTTGTCTGACCTCTCGGTTTTTCGTGCATTAACCGATACCCACTACAGTCTCGGCGAAAGCTGCACACCCCCAAGGTGTACTGGTAGCACTCGGCACAGCCTAGCGCGCCACTTTCTTCTCACTATCCAGTCTAATTTTATCCCCTTGAACCGCCCCGGGTTTCCTGGAGAGTATTTTATCTGTGAACTCAGGCTGCCAGATCATCGTTTCCGATGGAAGCA